TGGCGAAACTGTTCCAATGAAATACGAAACAGGGAAAAACGAAAGAAACAAAGAGAATGTTTGGATGTTTGAGGTGGGATATATGAAAACCACCAAAGATAAGTTTGCATTTAAGCATCCTGCAGTATTTCCTGAACAATTAGCGCACGACCATATAATTAGTTGGTCAAATCAAGGAGATATTGTATTAGACCCGATGTGCGGAAGTGGCACAACCTGCAAGATGGCAAAGCAATTAGGCAGAAACTTTATAGGCATTGACATATCAGAAGAATACTGCGAAATAGCAAGAAAACGCATAGCAGAACATACAGCACAACTACGATTATTCTAGGCGGGTGATATGCCATATGAAACCAACGGATACCCCAAAGAAAACAGTATATACCATGGAAATACGCTGGAAAGAAACAAAGAAAAAGAAACCACCTGCCAAACCAAGGAAGGTAGAGGTAAAGGATATAGAGGAGCTTATGATACCCGAGGCGTGTAAGCATAGATTGCCACGGAAAAGCAAGGGTAAGTGGAAATGAGGTGGAAACAATTTAGTATGAGTCTAAGTACTGATAAATACGAATGTCCAAAATGTGGTACAGAATGGTACAAGGTAAGACATGTAATCGTTGAGTGGGTGGAAGGAGAAAAAAAGGAAAGCGAGGCCGAATAATTTGGCAGAAAGTTGGCAGAAATGGGAGCACTTTCTGATGTATAATGGTATCATAGAAGAATATCGCAAAACAAAGCCGCCTTCGGGCGGAATTTGCATTTACTGGGGGAATAGAGTATGAAGGTTGAAACGGTTAAAATAAACAATTTGAAAAGGCACCCTAAAAATCCACGTATCCATCCTGATAGTGCGATAGAAAAATTGGTACGGAGCATAAAAGAGTTTGGCTGGACTAACCCGATATTAGTATCAAAAGACGGGTATGTACTAGCAGGTCATGCAAGGTTAAAAGCAGCGGAAAAGGCCGGTATCCAAGAGGTACCGGTTATTTATTTGGAGCTGGAAGGTGCAAAGGCCGAGGCATATTTAATAGCTGACAACAGACTACAGGATGAGACAGATTGGGATTATGAAAAGCTAGAAAGCTTATTAGACAGCATAGCTGGGAAGGGTTTGGATTTAGAGATAACTGGGTTTTCGAAGATTGAAATAGAGGGGATATTGCAAGATGTTGATATTGATGATTTGTTGATTCATACCAACGAACCAAAAGAGGCTAAAAATATAGAGCCTATTATATGTCCTAATTGTGGATACAAAATCACATAAAGAATGCACATAAAGGATGATAGATTTGAAGATTTATTTTGCGGGTATAGAAGGTAGGATTAAGCAAGTGGAGCGGGCAGGTGGTGTAGATTATGCTTTAACTTCTTTTTTTTATTTGAGAGGCCAAGCTGTATCAAGAGTAAATGAACTCAAGAGATTAGTCAATAAGTCATGGTTAATAGATAGCGGAGCATTCACGTTTATGAATTCTGGCGATGAAGTTGATTGGGATAAGTATATTGATGATTACGTAGACTTTATAAACGAGTACAATATAGAACTTTTCATTGAGCTAGACCTATATTCCATCATAGGTATAGAAAATACCGAAAAGCTTCGTAAAAGGTTAGAATTAAAGACAGGCAAAAAGTGCATACCAGTATTCCACCCCGAATTAGGCGTAGGTTATTACAAAAGAATGGTCGAGGCTTATAATTATATAGCTATCGGTGGTATAGTTGTCGGCAAGTGGAAAGACGAAAATCAAATGATACCCTTGATTAATTATGCCAAACGAAAAGGTGTAAAAGTACATGGGCTAGGGTTTACAAGAACGTCAAACCTTAATAGGTTTGGCTTTTATTCTGTAGATAGCACTAGTTGGATGGCAGATAGGTTTGGAAAGCTCTATATATTCAACGGCAGGAACCTTCAACAGATAAAAAAAAATACGCAAAAGAAATTGGACTGGAAAAAAGCATCTTTTTATAATGTGACTCAATGGAAAAAGTATGCAGAGTACATGGAGAAAAAAAACGAAAGTTAAAAAAGGAGAGACTAAAATGAAAAAAACAGGCGATAATCGAATATTAATATCGTCAATTTTTATAATGAGCTTATTGGTGGCAAATGTAGTGGCCGGCAAGGTAGTAGACCTATTCGGGTTTATAGTCCCAGCCGCAGTAGTAGCTTATGCTATCACTTTCCTTTGCACGGACGTGGTGGGAGAGATATGGGGGAAAGAGGAAGCCAATAAACTAGTTAAGGCTGGCTTTATATCGCAAGTATTCGCTCTAATACTGATAATATTGGCAATGAAGCTGCCCCCGGCGGTGTTTGCTCAGGAATATTCAAGTCAGTTTAATATAGTCCTGGGCCAAAGCGCAAGGGTAGTTTTTGCGAGCTTAACAGCTTATCTAATATCACAGTTTAATGATGTATTCCTATTCCACTTGCTAAAAGATAAAACTAGAGGTAGGCATAAATGGTTAAGGAATAACGCAAGTACAATGGCAAGCCAGTTGATTGATACGGCGATTTTTATAACAATAGCATTCTATGGAGTAGTGCCGAATCTTGCGTGGATGATATTTAGCCAATACTTTATTAAGTTTTGCCTAGCTTTATTGGATACGCCGTTCTTTTATTTCTTAACTAGGAAAAATTAAAAGTGGTGGTGCAAAAGGTTCTACCATGAAGACTTGAGGTGGTAACATGGCGAGGCCAAGCAAATTAACTCCAGAAGTACAGAAAAGATTAGTTGAAGCAATTAAGGCAGGCAATTACTATGAAGCTGCCTGTGGTTTTGCCGGTATCCACTACTCGACTTTTAGGGAGTGGATGATTAAAGGGGAGAAGGCGAAAAGTGGAAAGTTTAGGGAGTTTTACGAGGCTATAAAAAAGGCAGAGAATGAAGCAGAAGTCAGAATGGTGGCCCAATGGCAACAGCACATGCCGGAAAACTGGCAAGCGATAGCTACTTTCCTTGAAAGACGTTATCCGGATAGATGGGGCAGAAACAGGCTTGATGTCAATATGAAACATAGCGGTGATATTGAAGTAGAAATAACAGTAGTTGATGAAGATGCAGAAGATTAAGCTAAAAGTAAGTAGCAAGGTGTTTAATAAGGCGTATCTCCCTTATCTGAAAGACAACACACCTACCCAGATATACTACGGCGGGGCCTCATCCGGCAAGTCAGTATTTTTGGCCCAGCGGACAGTATTGGATTTGATGAAAGGTGGCAGGAATTATTTAGTCGTCAGGAATGTAGCAAATACAATCCGGGGTTCGGTATATAACGAAATTGTAAAGGCTATCAACAATATGAAGTTGAATAGCTTTTTTACTATCCTGAAGTCTGAAATGACTATAACCTGCGCCAATGGGTATCAGATACTATTCTGCGGACTGGATGACCCGGAAAAGATTAAGTCCATCACACCGGCAAAAGGCGTTATAACTGATATATGGATAGAGGAAGCCACAGAGGTTGAGCGTAAAGCATATAAACAGCTAACCAAAAGGCTAAGAGGTAAAACAAAGGTCCCGAAACGCTTAACAATGTCGTTTAACCCGATACTTCAAACCAGTTGGATATATACGGAATTTTTCGCCGGTTGGGACGATAATAAAACAGCGTACAAAGACAATAAATTATCAATCCTAAAAACCACTTATAAAGATAATAAATTCCTAACCCAACAAGACATAAGCGCACTGGAGAACGAAACCGACCAATATTTTTATGATGTTTACACCCTGGGGAACTGGGGCGTACTTGGAGCAGTTATATTCAAGAATTGGCACACTGAAGATTTATCCGGCATGAAAGACCAATTTACCAACCGTAAGCACGGTTTGGACTTTGGCTTCGCCGAGGACCCGGCGGCTATGCCTTGCACTCATTACGATAAAAAGAAAAAGACCATATACATCTACGATGAGTTGTATATGCGAGAACTGACTAATGACGTATTGGCCCAAGAGGTTAAAAATCGTATTGGTGATGATTATGTCACATGCGACAGCGCAGAGCCAAAATCGATTAAGGAACTTAAACAATATGGCGTAAAAGCATTGGCTGCAAAGAAAGGCAAAGACAGCGTAAACCATGGCATACAATGGCTACAGCAGCAGACTATTATAATCGACGTAAAATGCCAGAACACAAAGAACGAGTTCCAGTCGTACAAATGGAAAGAGGACAAAGACGGGAACGTCCTGCCTGTACCGGTGGACAAAAACAATCACATTATCGACGCTTTAAGGTATGCGTACGAGGACGAAATGCGGTTTAGCAAGATAGAATTCCTTAAATAAGGCGGTGGTTATATGATTATTACTGAAGATAAACTGATAGCGTTAAAACTCCAGGCAAAAAGCACCAATGCCCCGGAATACATACTAAAAAAACTTATCGAAGCACATGACACCACAGAGATGGAGCGGGGCACAAGGTATTACCACAACAAAAACAATATAAAGAGCAGAGAAATGTACTACTACGATGCAAACGGGAACAAACAGACAGACCATGAAGCAATCAACCACCGCATACCGCACAACTGGCATAAACTACTCGTGGACCAGAAAGTAAGTTACCTGCTCGGTAAACCGGTGGTAATTGATGCTGACCCGGACGCATACGCAACACTGCTTAATGATTGGCTGGATGAAGAATTTGACGATAAACTACAGGAGATAGGCAAAAACTCTAGCAACAAAGGCGTTGAATACCTACACCCGTACATCAACCCGGAGGGAGCGTTTAAGTTTGTCATCATCCCTGCCGAACAGTGCATACCCATTTACGATACCGATTACCAGGAGGAAATAGTTGAATTTATCCGCTTTTACCCGGTATGGGTGAACGATAAGGAGCGTATCCGTGCGGAATGGTGGACACCGCAGATAGTGACATATTATATACAGCAGGATAACGGACTATTCGAGCTTGAGATGGAAGAAGATAAGCCCAACC